AAGCTGTTTTTATTAAAGAATCAGTATGGAATGAAGTTGAAAAGACAGTCATGTGTGGTCTTACTATTAATAAAATAAATTCAAAAGGTGGAAATAATGTCAATAAACATCTTGCATATATGGCATTGGCAAATTCAGCTACTGATCAGTGGAATGATTTTGATATAGACAGATGTATTGTTATAGATGATTTTGAGACAAATGTACCAGGAGAATTTGATTTTATTGATGAAACTGATTATTCGATTGAGAGAAAAACTGGTACTGTTCCAATTACTCATACAGATGGAGCTGGTATGATGTTGCCAAGTGTAATGACAAAAAATACAATGTTTCGTGCTCCATGGGTAAAGGGTTTATTGGGGGTGTTTGATTTTAAAAAGTTTATTGAAGTGAATAACTACTCTCCTATTATCACAGATATTTATGGACAAGACCATGATGTAATTGCTGAAGATATTAGAATAATTTTTACAAAAAGTCAATTTAAGATGTATAAGTTTTACGATTCATGGGATGAGTATAAGACATATTTTAAGCAATATCATTGTCAAGCTGGCAGATGTAACACTGAGGAAGATAGAATTAAAAATGCAAAAATCAATTATCAAATGTTACAAACTCTCACAAATGTGACAGACGAAGAGATTGATTTGCTTACAAAGAAGTCTGTAGAACGAATTACAAATATTTGTAACTCTATTGATACCATGAAAGATATTCTTGGAATTACACCTTATAATACAAACATGACAGCTTTTCAAAAAGCGGTAAAGATTTATCCAGCTCTACTCAATGATACATATGCAAAAGATGTGATCCGTGAAGTAAAGAATAGCCTTTTAAAAAAATATAG